GAACTTTTAAGAAATATTTTCCAGATGAAGCTACTGCAAAACCATACGAACGCAAACCTGAAAAGATTGCAAATAGAGTTTATGCTAATCGCATGGGCAACGGTGCTGAATCGTCAGGGGACGGATATCGTTTTTGCGGAAGAGGATTAATTCAACTAACAGGCAGAAATAACTATACAAAGTTTGCAGCCGATTTGGGTATCAGCGTAGAAGATACAGTAGCATACCTAGAAACACCAGCCGGGGCCGTTAGCTCTGCTGGTTGGTTTTGGGATCAAAATAACTTAAATCAATATTGTGATAGTGATGATTTTGTAACATTAACTAAACGCATTAATGGTGGTACAATTGGATTAGAAGACAGACAAAATCACTATCATCTTGCGTTAGATATATTACAAGGACATTAATAGTGCAACCAAATTGGAATACTCGTGCAGGTAGTTTAGGAACTTGTACAGCCGGAACAAAATTTTCAGTACAACTTAGTGCTAGTCCAGTTTTTCCTGCAGGTCAAGTATCTTATAAACTATTGAGTGGTAACTTACCAATAGGTACATTTGATGACCCTATAACAATTAATCGTGATGGTTTATTATCCGGCACTCCTGAAAATACAATTTCTCAAAATCTTGTAACATTCACCGTAAGAGCAACCGATGACTATAGTAATATAACAGATAGAACATTTACATTAACAGTTATTGAATTTAACAATCCTAAATTTTTAGTTACATCAGGTGAGATTATAAACACAACCGATAGTGTCTATGTAGAATATCAAATAGCATATAAAAATCCTATCCCAACAAATATTGTAACAATGTTTGTGTCAGCGGGTGTTATGCCACCTGGATTATATTTGGATACTTCAGGAAAAATAACTGGATACCCAGTTGGACCCAGACTTGCAGATGATTCCCCAACAGAACAAACTTATAACTTTGCAGTACAGATGAATAGTGATCTGGGTAGTGATTTGGCCATATACAATATAACTATTCGTAATCAACGCATAAACAGACCACCAAATACTAGAATACCTGTAATATTAAATTACAAACCACTAGTTCGACCAGTGCCAGATCATGATCAGTACTATGACTATTATTTGATAAACGGTAAAACGATTCCTACACTTAAAGCTGGGGAATATTTTTCATTTAAAATAGTTGGTAATGATTTTGATAACAATGATATAATATATCAGTTTGGTGATTTACCTCCGGGCTTGGTTGGTAATACTAGTACAGGTTGGATAACTGGTATACCTATAATGTTGTCAAAAAGCATTAGTAAATATGACATTACCGTTAATGTAGCAAAAGCATCAAATACTGCTATAGTAAGTAAAAATGAAAAATTTACCTTGATCATTACTAATGATATCTTACAAGATGTTGTTTGGAAAACTGATACTGACTTGGGTGTTATATTTAATGGGACAGTAAGTTCATTACAGCTAACAGCAACTGCTAGCCATAGGCTATATTATAGAGTCGTTTCAGGTTCTTTGCCTAAAAACTTGCATTTAGCGGATACTGGTGAAATTATTGGTAGAGTAGCAGAACAACCAGTTGCTAAATTATTAGCAGAGGGCACTACAACAAAATATAATTTTACTGTACAAGCATATAGTCCAGACTTTCCTTTAGTACAACTTAATAAAGAATTTAAACTATCGGTATATCAATACTATGCATTCCCAGTAGAAAATATCTATTTTAAAGCAGCAACTAAAATTGAAAGCAAAAAAGTCATTAATGCTTTGTTAAATAATACAGCCTTGATACCCAATGAATATGTTTATAGAATAAATGATAATTATTATGGAAAAGCAAAAGATATTAGTTTTGTACATGCATATGGCATGCAAAGTAGTTCGATAACTACTTATATCAATAGCGTCCAACAAAATCACTATTGGAGAAAATTAGTATTAGGTGAAATAGAAACTGCAATTGCAACTGATGATTTTGGAAATATATTATATGAAGTTGTATATAGCAAGATTATCGATAATCTAACCAATGAAGCAGGTGATAGTTTACCACAATCTATATTCTGGCCAAGAAAAATAAATCTACATAAGGGTGATTGGACTATTAATAACACAAATATTGATATAAATTCATCAACTATAACTACTAGTTTAAGTCCCGGATATGCAAAATATCTTTATCCAGCCGGTTTACAAAATATGAGAACTGAAGTAACATCAATGATACCTCAAAATACTGATAGTAGATTATTACCTAAATGGATGACAACACAACAGGAAAATAGCAATACACTTGGATTTTTGCAAGCATGGGTAATATGTTATACTATTCCTGGAAAATCAAAAGTAATTAAAGACCTAATTGATAATAATTGGCCACATAAATTAAATGAAGTTGATTTTACAATAGATAGATATATAGTAGATAAGAGTGCTACATATGATTGGGATACTTCATTATCTATACCAGCATGGACTGATTTACCAAGTGGTAATCCAGAACCAAACCCATTAAATTCTAATGATTTTAATGTATTATTTCCAAGAAAAACAATTTTACCTAAAGATTTAGCGTAATAAATACAGTACGGAACAAAATTATGAGCGCAATAAACACAAATGGAATAAATGTAAATTATCCTACTCCCGGAGTCAATAATGATAGCCAAGGATTTAGAGATAATTTTACTAGCATAAAAACAAATTTAAATACAACCAAATCTGAAATATCAGACTTGCAAAGCAAAGTGGTTGTTAAATCAGCTCTAGCTGATACAACTGTTAGCAACGATATGGGTAACACGTTGATTAGTAATGCGGCTGTAAGAAGTTTTAGATCAACAACCTATAATATAGGTAACAGTTTACCATCATCTGTAACTATTGATGTTAGTCGGGGTGATGTACAGTTTGGAACAATTGTACAAGATACTACAATCAACTTTGGTGGATGGGCACCAACCGGTACACAAAGTAATGTACAATTAAATTTAACAATAGCTAATAGTAGTGCCACAGTTTATTTCCCTTCTAGTCAGTTTAACTCTACTGCTATTTTAATTAATGGTATGACAACTACTTGTAGATTATTGGAAAACTATGGTTCAAACGGTGCACCAAATGTAAGTACAACTTATTCAAACCAAATTAATGTCCCGGCTGGTGTAACAGAGTTGCAGTATAAATTGTCAACTGTAAATTGTGGAACAACAATAGATATATACCCACTTAATAGAAATCAAACTACTAGTAGAATTGAATTACGCACTCCTACAAACATTGGGGTAGTTGGTGATAGTGCAGGTTCAATATGTTCAGATGGTTCTAATGTTTATATTTGTGTTGGTAGATATGATGGAACAAATACCATTTGGGGATATGTACCATTATACGCAGTGGGTCCTTGATTGAGTTATATGGAGCACCCATTTATCTCTGACCTATCAGAAAAAACATCTGATGACTTACAACAAACTATACAAGATTTGTATGGTAAATTGAATTTTCTATACCGTACCCAAAATCAACCATTGATCAATCAGATGAATATGATTTTAGAAACTTATAAAACCGAGTACAATAAAAGAATGGATGATGTTTATAAGAAACAAAACATCCAAAATAACATACAGATCAAGTAAATGGTCAAATACAGCTTGCATTATTGCAACGCTTGTGTTATCATACTGTATGGCAACTAATAATTATGGTCAACAAATTCTTTCAGAAATAGAACTATGTGATAGTTATTTGCGTAATCCTGACCAAGTGATTCAGAATGCGTTGGTATCATTTGATGTTAATTTTGATTTATTAGATATTGATAATAAACCCCTTTTAAAAAAACATATTGCTAGCAAAATTACTGTTAATGAGTTTGATGCTATAGCGCAATCAACATGGTTTATACCTGATGAATATGGTACTATGGATATTGCTAAATGGGCATTAGATCAATGCACAAATGAAACAGAATTACAACGAGTTGGCGAAGAATTGATTAAATTTCAAGAGAGAAATTTGTTTCCTTTACTAAGATATTGTAAATATTTAGTAGATACTATGCGTAAGAATGCAGTAGTTTGGGGAGTAGGTAGAGGTAGTAGCGTATCCAGTTATGTATTATTCTTGATAGGAATACATAAAATAGATAGCTTAAGATTTGATTTATCCATAGATGAATTTTTAAAATAAGGAGATAGTATAATGGCAATATATAAATCGGCACAAGGTAAAGCAATAGACATGTCTATTTTAGCAACCAAGAATGAAAAGACAAGAGCAGTTAGCAATATGAATCTTAACGCTAGAGGTGATGTTATCGATAGTAACAACCGAGTTATTCAAGAAAATAACAAGCGAGTTGGTAGCCAGTATAATAATACGGTTAACAACGATCAAGCACCGGCAACTCCTGAATCAGATTCTTTCTTCAGTAATGCTCAATTAATAGCAGATGAACCAATTGAATTAACCGAAGAAGAAAAACAGTTTGAAGAAGAAGATGCGAGTGAAATTAAACAGATTGAAGTTATTAAAAAGAAACAAAAATGAAATTACAATTCGACCCACATAGATTTAACAAAGAACAATTTAAACCATTAGGTAAACATATTATTGTAAGTGATATGATATTTGATGAGCGTACCACTGAATCTGGCATTGTTTTATTAAACGATGACAAAAAGAGTGAAGGTATTAGACCTCGTTGGGCTAAAGTATATGCATTAGGTCCCGATTTTGATGATGATCAAATTAAACTTGATAGTTGGCTATGTATTACACATGGTCGTTGGACTAGAGGTATTAATATTGAAGACGAAACGGGTAAGAAAACATTGCGTAGAGTGGATCCTAATGATATACTCTTGATTAGTGATGAGCCTGTGTATGATTTGACAATGAGTGATAAAGTTTAAGGAAACATATTATGGGATGGTTTAAAAATAAAATTCGTAATTGGTTATCATCAGATGATTATGATGATCGATGTACTACTGCAATAAGTTCCTCTAAGAGGTTGCGAGAGGTTGGTCAAATATCTAGTCACGGTATGAATTTTACAGTCTATTCAGCAAACGGAGGGTACGTGCTAGAATATAATGTATATGATCCCAAAAAAGATGAAAATGAATATACACTACATATTATAGATAGTAATACAGATTTGGGTACAGGTATCAGTCATATCATAACTTATGAAATGTTAAGGAGATAACATGATTTTAAATAACGTTTACGCATCATACCGCTCGGTAGATGAAATTAATACAAGTATGGCAAATGTATACAAACATATGTCATTAGCAGTAATTACTAGCATGATTGTAAGTTACTTTGTTGGATCAAGCCCGGAATTACTACAATTCTTCTTTACCGGTATAATTAAATGGATTGTGATCTTTGCCCCTGTATTAGCAATCTTTGGTGTTGCTATGGTACTAGATAATAACCCCAGCAAAGAAGTTGCTCAATTATGTTTACATGGTTTTGCGGCTCTAATGGGTTTGAGTTTTGCTACAATCTTTGCGATATTCACCATGGGCAGTATTGTTAGTGCTTTCACAGGTGCCGCAATATTATTTGGTGTTATGAGTTTCTATGGATACTTTACTAAACGCAGTCTAGAGAGTCTTGGACAGTTTATGTTTATTGGGTTGATTGCAATTATGATTGCTAGCATTGTTAATATATTTGTAGGTAGTACAGTAGTACAAATGGTAATATCGGCATTAGCTATTATTATCTTTTTGGGATTAACTGCGTATGATACTCAACAAATACGTGAAGAATTAAGTGTTAATGAAGATTCAGCCGTAGCTGAGGTACGAGGTGCATTAACTTTGTACATGGACTTTATTAACTTGTTTTTAAACTTATTGCAACTTTTTGGTGATAGAAAATAATGATAGATAATTTATGGGTTGAGGCGTATCGCCCGCAAAACGTACAAGACTATGTGTTTGTAGATGACAGACAACGGCAGCAAGTTAAGGGATGGATTGAAACTAACAGTATCCCTCACTTGTTGTTTTCAGGTGATCCCGGTACAGGTAAAACAACACTTGCAAAAATATTAATTAATGAACTTGGTGTAAATGAATATGATGTACTAGAAATCAATGCATCACGAGAAAATTCAGTTGATGTTGTTCGTAATAAGATCGTCAATTTTGTACAAACTATGCCTTTTGGTAATTTCAAAGTTGTGTTACTTGATGAAGCAGATTATTTGACACCAGCTGGTCAAGCGGCTTTGCGTAATGATATGGAAGCATATCATATGACAGCAAGATTTATCTTAACTTGTAATTATGAACATCGTATTATTCCTGCATTAAAAAGCAGATGTCATGAGTTTCGTATTACAAAAACAGATAAAGTAGAATTTACTGCTAGGGCGGCTACTGTATTAGTAACTGAAAATATCGAGTTTGATTTAGCAGTTTTAGATAGCTATGTAGCAGGGACGTATCCTGATTTACGTAAATGTTTGAATCAATTGCAAGTAAACAGTAGTACGGGTAAATTATTACCCCCTGTAAGTTTAGGTAATAGCGAAGATGAATTATTAATTGAATCTACCACTTTGCTTAAAGCAGGTAAAATTATTGAGGCTAGACAACAACTATTGCAATATTTGTCATTATACCCATCAAGGATCGAAGATGTATATCGTTGGATGTACAATAATTTAGAACTTTGGGGCGATACTCCTGCAGAGAAAGACAATGCAATTCTTATCATACGAAATGGTCTAGCAAACTTATCTTTGGTTGGCATCCCTGAGATATCATTGGCAGCCACTTTAGTAGAATTAACAATGAAGGCATAAAATGAGATATTTTGCAATTACATATATACGAAAACCAAATGGTCAAGTTGATGAACAAGCATTGATAACAAAATCTTTAAATAATAGTGACTTACAAACCTGTAATGTTATTTTAGACTTTAAAGAAAAGAAAATTATTAAGGCTAGTATTGACGGTAATATATTAGGTACTGACTGGGCTAAGTTAATAGAGTACTATAAAAAAGTATATCCTGACAACATTGAAGCTTTAGAAAAAGATAATCAATAATGGAAAAGAGGGTTTATGAGCCCCTCTTTTGTACCAATGTTAATGTAATTTAATTATATAATCTTATTACATGTTCGATTATTTTGTGTCTTTGAACATCTTTTAGTTCAAAGTTACATAGTTCTAATCCAGGAATCACCCCCTTCCCCAATCGATTTTGTAGGTCTAGTAGCCCATTGTCGGCTGTTTTTCTATCGGCTTGCTCAATGTCTCCAGTAATTACAATCTTACTGCCGACGCCGATTCTAGTCATAATCATTTTAAGTTGACTAGGGGTTGCATTTTGAGCTTCATCTAGTATCACATAGCTGTGCTTGAAATTTCTACCTCTGCAAAATGCTAGTGGCGCTATCTCTACGATTTGTTCCTCTAACATATATGCTATTTCTTTAGCTGTATAATATTCTCTTAATACATCTAATAGTGGTCTTGTCCATGGTTCCATCTTAGCGTTTAAGTCTCCGGGTAAGAAACCATGTTTTTCGTCATCCACTCCAACTGCCGGTCTTGTTAGAATAATACGGTCACATTCTCTGGCTTTAAGTGCCTTTATGGCAGCTTGCATTGCTAGATAAGTTTTACCTGTACCAGCAGGACCACCAACCACAACTATATCTACGTTGTCGTTAAGTAATGCTAGTATGTATTTTTCTTGATTAACTGACTTTGGTACTAATTGAATGGGTTTGGCATTCAGTTTTGTAGTACGTGTTTGGTCGAAGTTTATTGTTTTTGATTCATTTGTATAAAAAGTTTTTGTGTTATTTTGCTTTTTAAATTGTGAATATCTTATATCTTGCTCTTGATTGCGTAATGCACTAGTTTTTCGTTTGCTCAAGTTAGATTCTCCTTATGTTGAGCCGAGTTCTCATAATACTCACATCTATTTAAGGATAACTTGTTGTGGATTAATAGCATAGTTTTAACACAAAAATTAATGATAAATATTAGGCTCCGATACAATAATTATTCACCTCAATTTTACTCATAAACATTTAACAAATGATAAATACTGTATTATGACTAAAAAACATTACTCAGCAGACGATTTTTTCAACAGCGTAGACTACCCAAATATTATCGATAATATTAAAGGTATATATACCAGCGACGGTAGTATAAATCTATTATTAGATTTTGAACGTGTGCTAGATGAGGCAGATTTATATGCTTTTAAAAACTGGGACTTGGGTGAACTAGTTGATGGTCCAGATACTAAAAAGTATACTACAGCCTGTATTTTTATGTATCCTGAAAAACTAATGCCAGATCCTCGCGGAGGAAAAAGATTGATTAGTTTGGGCTGTAATATTTTGTTCAAAAAGACAAAAATCAAAGTACCAATCAAAATAGAAGACCCAAGTGATTATAAAGCTGGGACACATTATCCAAAAATGACAGAACGTACTGTATGGTTAGTGCGTATTGAAATACCAAAAGAACTAATGAATGATATCCGTGAAGGTTCAATTGATTTGGCAGGACAAACCCTTGACTTAGATGAGTTAGATACAGCTTATGAGCAGGATCTAGATAAAGAAGGCACAGAAGAAAATACAGATCAAATGGACGGCGGACAGGTTGATCAGGGACCAATGCCAGGACCACAGGGAGCAAGATAATGAAATTACTAGAAGGATTTAACTATCATGATTTGGTTGGACAAGTGACACCGATAGTATCAGTTGATGAATATTCAGCTAAAGCAGGAACAGATGATGAAATAGTTACATTATCATTTATCGTTAAGGGCCAACAAGCTAGTAAAGATTTAGTAGATTGGTTTGAGCGAGGATATGAATGGATATTAGATGCACAAGTAAGTGATGGTGAATATTCATTGGGTAAAAATTTAGTGTTCGTTGAAATGCCAAGAAGAACAACCGTACCAGCTAGAATCATTGAATTATTAAATGATTTAGATACATTAACAGATATACCATTAAATGAGTGGACTATCAAAATAAATGATGAAGATTATGATCCAGATCTAGCCCAATTAAAAAATGTATTAGAATTAAGTCCTCATCAATATCGGGTAGATAATGAAATGGAATTAAACGAGATGCGAGAGATGGCAGGAATTACTACAGTAAATGTGAATGCAAAACCAGACTCATTATTAAAAGATTTTTTATCAAAAGCAGGATTATAAATGGCAACTTTATTAGCAACAAAAGCAACACAAGAAGTTGCATTAGCAACAGATGACGAAGCACACGAACAGTTAGTAACTGATCCAACTGTTGCCCAATTTTCATCAGGGGATACAACAATGGCATCTACATCAACAGGGTTTGGGGGAGGATTCGGAAATGCGTCAGCAAACATATCATCAAGCGGGACTTCAACATTTGGCTCGGCATCAACAGGAGGATTCGGGTCAAGCAGTAGTGTTGGTTCACCAACACCAACATCAAGTGGCTTTAGCGGAGGCGGGTTTGGAAGCTCATCTTCATCAACTTCAGCAGCTCCAGCAGGTCCCCAACCAGCACTAACTGGTGCAGGATCTAATGCTGCACAAGGTGCAGATGTATTAGTTGCTAACGACAATACAGATTGGATTAACAAAAAATGGCGTCCAGTAATGGGTTGGATGTATATGGTAGTATGTGTGTGTGACTTTACTGTATTCCCCATATTATGGAGTCTGTTACAAGCAATAAGTCATGGTCAAGTTACAAGTCAATGGCAACCAGTAACATTGCAGGGAGCAGGCTTATTTCACGTGGCAATGGGCGCTGTTCTTGGTATTGCTGCATATGGTCGTACAAAAGAAAAGGTAGCAGGAGCAGCCTAAACTATTGACATATAGCATATAAATGCTATAATAACTCAATGAATCATTATACCACATTAGGTGTAGATAAAAATGCTACACCAGATGATATTAAAAAAGCATATAGAAAATTAGCAAGTAAACATCACCCAGATAAGGGTGGTGATACTGCCATGTTTCAATCTATTCAAACTGCTTATGATACATTAAGTGATCCACAAAAAAGGCAACAATATGACAACCCACAACATCAACACCAACACTTCTCTGGCGGATTCCCCGAAGGGTTTGCAGGAGGATTTCAGTTTCACTCACACGGATTTAATTTCAATGATGTCTTTGGCCAAATGTTTGGTCAACAACAACCACGACAACCTCAACAACCACAATACAAAACAACAATATGGGTGTCATTGGAACAAGTATATTCTGGGGGAGAACAATTATTACAAGGTCCATCCGATCAAAAAATCATACGTATAGAAATCCCGCGCGGAGTAGAAGATGGTACTGTGCTACGATACGAAAATTTAATCCCAACCGGTACACTATTAGTTGAATTCAAAGTACATCCTAGTCAAATATTTGAAAGGCGAGGACCTCATTTATATGCAACACATAAAATAAATATATTAGATTTGATTGTTGGTACTACATTTGAATTTACTAGTATTTCAGGCAAAACGTTTGAAGTAAATGTTAATCCAAAAACACAACCGGATAGTCTTATGAGAATATCAGGTGAGGGATTACCTTTCCCAAACAATACAAAATATATGTTCGGTGACCAATTTATATTGCTGAAACCATATGTACCTGATATAATAGATGATCGTATAACTGATAGCATTTTACTTAGCAAACAATTGTAAATAAAAATAAAGGACACATTGTGCATTCACCTGAAATAGAATCTATCATTGAACAAGCAATTAATGTTGCTAGACACCACAAACATCAATATGTTACAGTAGAACACTTGCTGTTATCATTGATTACATATGAACCATTCAAAAAATGTATCATATCATACGGTATTGATACTGAATCAATGATTCGAGATATTGATGTGTTTTTGACCGGGTTACATGCGATAGCAGTAGCAGTAACTGATGGAACAGAAATTCAACCAAGAAAAACAAATAGTTTAGAACGTGTAATGAATCGATCGGTTACACAAGTTTTGTTTACTGGACGAAAAGTTGTAACAACAATGGATCTATATTTGAGTATTAGTGCTGAAACAAATAGTCATGCACATTATTACTTACTCAAGTATGGATTTAATAAAAATGATTTTGTGCCGCATTGGCAAAAACATTATAAAAATCAGCACGTTGAAACTAAACTTAACGACCAACAAGCAGGTGAAATTCTCGAAGAACATACTATAAACTTAACACAGTTGGCTAGAGAAAATAAATTAGAACCGGTGATTGGTAGAGTTGAAGAAGTTAATGATATTGTAAATGTGCTAGCAAAACGCTTTAAAAGTAATGTTTTGTTAGTGGGTGATCCCGGTGTAGGTAAAACTGCAATTGTAGAGGGATTAGCTCAGTTGATTAATGATAATAATGTACCTGAATTCTTGATGGGGCATGAATTGTATTCGTTAGAGATTAGCAGTTTATTGGCTGGTAGTAAGTATCGCGGTGACTTTGAAGAAAAAGTCAAAGCAGTATTAGATGCTTTAACAACAAAGAAAAAAGCAATTCTTTTTATTGACGAGGCACACACAATGCGTAATGCGGGCGGAGCAACAGGCGGTAGTGTTGACTTTGCAAACATGATTAAGCCAGCTATTACAAAAGGTACCTTAAAGGTAGTTGCTAGTACAACTTGGGAAGAATATTATGAATCATTTGAAAAAGATCGTGCATTAATGCGCCGATTCTATCGTGTTTCAGTTGATGAGCCATCAAAAGACAGTACAATTAAAATCTTAAAAGGATTAAGTGTTCGATTAAATGAATTTCATGAAGTTGAAATTACTGATGATGCTATTTTGGCAAGTGTCGAGGGTGCAATTAGATATATGCATGATCGCAAAAACCCTGACAAATCAATTGACTTATTAGATGCCGCTTGTGCTAAACAAAGAGTATTAGACAATAAGGGTGCAATTATCACTAAAGAATTGGTTCACGAACAAATTGAAAGATATACAGGTGTCCCTGCAGATAAACTAAGCGATGATGTTAGCGAAAGAATCACTAATTTAGAAAGTAACATCAAAGATAAACTATACGGACAAGCGGAAACAGTAGACAAAGTTCTTGAACGTGTATATATTAGCTTTGCTGGTATTGGTAACGAAAAGAAACCACTAGGTAGTTTCTTGTTCTTAGGCCCAACTGGTACAGGTAAAACTGAGTTAGCTAGACTTTTAAGTAAAAACTTAGATATGCCATTACTTAAGTATGATATGAGTGAGTATGGAGAAAAGTTTAGTGTTAGTTCGTTGATTGGTGCTCCTCCCGGATATGTAGGATTTGGTGAGGGTAACTTGGGCGGAGGTAGACTTATTAGCGATTTGAGTAAAAACCCACATAGCATCTTGTTATTTGATGAGGTGGAAAAAGCTCACCCTGATATCTTTAATATCTTCCTACAGTTACTAGATGAGGGAAGAATTACAAGTAGCAATGGTAAAGAAGTTAATGCTAAAAATTGTATTGTTATTATGACAAGTAACTTAGGCTCAAGTGATAGTGAACGTAGTCAAATCGGGTTTGGTAAACAAGAACGAACAGGTGATGATGATAAAGCATTAAAAGAGTTTTTTAAACCAGAATTTAGAAATCGTATTGATATGATTTGCAAGTTTAGTAAATTAGATACATTGGCAATTAAAAAGATTGTTGTTAAATTTGCTGATGAATTAAAAACTACGTTGAAAAATGCACATGATATTATATTGAATTTTTCAGATCCGCTAATTGAATATCTAGCAGAAAAGGGATATGATAGCAAAATGGGTGCTAGACCACTTGCAAGAAAGATTGATGAATTAATTCGTGTACCACTCAGTAAGAAAATCTTGTTTGAACGTATCAAGAATGCAACTATTAATGCTAATATCGTTAATGATGAAGTTTTGTTTTATGTGGTTCAGAAAATAACAGCACAGGTTGATGAAAATGGCATTATCCAAATTACAAACCCCACTTGATATTGATATAGTTGATGACCGAACATCCTTGTATTATAACAAGTATGAGTATCGTGCTAGATTCTATATTATAGGATTAAATCGATGTTATTATGCAAAAACAATGAGCGAGTATATTGAACGCCTAGCAAATATAAATAGAGATAATTTTAATTTTTCTAATGATACAGGGTATGTGGAAAAAATTAAATCAGAATTATTGGCTATTAATTTAGACAGTATAGAACGATTCATTACTTGGAGAAATATGTATTCTCTTAAAGAAAATAAGCAAGCAATGATCAGAGTTGAGGGCAATACAGCCGCTGTTTTTAGTAATGATTTGGCTCTATTAAAAACATTAGAACAGTTAGAACCTGGATTATCTATCAATTATAGTCAAGTTAATAAAACTATTCCTAATGGTATAAAATATTTTAAAACAGAACCAAAATATAAATATAGGGCTTACCTTAAAGGTAAACGCATTGAGCCTGATTTTAAACTTAAATTAGCTAATTTTATAGATAGATACAAAGATACATCTACAATTATAGAACCAAGCAAGGCTTTTAGTGAATGGATATCTGAAGAAAATAATTCAATATTTTGGAGACGTGCATTTCTTAGTGCGGCATATCATTTTAATTACAATGATGAAAGCACCTCTACTTTATTAGCGTTAATATTTCCAAGTTTTATCCATAAATTTTATAAACTAGAGAAACAACCAGACCAATGATAAATACTCTATGGAGTTATTATTATGGCAAAGATAGTTGAAAATTTAGTAGTTATAAAATTTAGCAAGATTGTTAAAGACAATGAAGAGGGATCTGGCATCGCTAGCCCAGATATCTTAGCGGCTTTAGAACAAGTGGCACAAGAACTTGTGGGAAGTTCTGTAGTTGTTGAGATTGAAAGCACCTAATGAGCCAATCAGCAACATTCATTTTATTACCACAAACAGTAGTACAGGTAAACCCTACTGTAATAGGGAGTAAACAACCTGCTGCCAGTTATTATACAGCTGGAAAAACATTACAAACAGTCACATGGAGTTTGACTAATGTAACTGGTATACTTAGTGTACAAGCAACATTATCAGAAAATCCAGAAGAAACAGACTGGTTTACCATAAATAATCTAGTATGCACAAACATGACACAAAACGGTTTTGTAAACTTGACTGGTAATTTTACATGGTTAAGAGTTGTAATGTCATCGTTTAGTGTGGGTGTTATTCAATATGTAAAGGTAAGTTATTAAAATGGCTAAACTAATTGTTGTCTACGGGGGAGGTTTTCAGCCATTCCATGCTGGACATTTAAGTAGTTACTTAGAAGCTAAAGCGGCTTTTCCAAATGCAGATTTTTATGTTGCAGCAAGCAATGATACTAAAACAAGACCTATCCCATTTGCAGATAAGAAATTCTTAGCACAACAAGCTGGTGTTACTAGTCCTTTTGTAGAAGTAAAGTTACCTATTAGACCTCAAGAAATATTAGATAAATATGATCCAGAGCATGATATCTTTATATTAGTACGTAGTGAACGTGACCCTGTAGCATATACCAAGAAAGATGGTACACCCGGCTACTATCAACCCTTTGTAAGTTTAAAGAAAGTTAAGCCATTCGCTGCGAATGGATATATTTTTGTAACAAAAAAACATGATTTCATTTTAAATGGACAAGAAGTATATTCTGGTACACAAGTTAGAGATATGTATACTAATAGTGACGATTCTGCCCGTATAAAAATGATAGATGAGATGTACCCGAATAGTAATAAAAAGGCAACAATTAAAAAGATGTTAGACAAATACTTAGTAAATTCTACATCAGAGCCAGTAGTTTCTAAACCTGTTAAAGGGGCAATAAAGAAACTAAAAGCTAAACAATTAGCAGAGCATGTGTCTCAGTTAATTCACAAGGTTCGTCCATTGTTGAAGGAAGCTAGTCCAGAACAAAAGCTAAGATTCCTTAAGTTAATCAAAACCGCAATGGTAGAAAACAAATTAACTGTTATTGAAAAACCTATTGTTGTCGAGACCAATATAGCCAAAACTGCTGATTATATAGAAGAAAAATAATTCGGGGTGGTCCTCATGATGTAAATAATTATATCTTTAAAGAGGACTATATGGCAACAAAGAAAACAAAGAACACAACAGAAGAAAGAACAGTACCAGTAGAAAAGGTACTAGAAATTGCAGAACAAGCAAAAAATGAACAAGTAATAGCTAATGCAACCGCAGAAGTTATTGAAGAAGCAAGTGCCCCGGCTGCTGATCCAAATCAAGTTCAA